TTCTTTCCATATCTTTAACCATAAGAGAAATACCACTAGGTACTTCACCACCTGATTCAGCCCATTGTATCCATAAATGATTATTAGATGCTACAAGTTCTATTTGAAATTTAATATTTTGAATAGCTTCCATAATATTACCATTAGGGCTAGTAATGTTATAAGCACCATCATCACCCATATCAAGAATAGTATTTGAGCCAGCACGAACCATATTTTGGTCAGCATTTAATCCATTTACCCAAGGTTGACCAAACATATTAAATCTTAATCCAAGATTCATCTCTGTCATGCTAATATTAACTTGTTCGTTACAATTTATAATATCATTAGCACCCTCCACATAAAAAGAGTCTATTTGGTCTTCTCTATGTGTGAAAGCAAATGGAAGAATGCCATACGGATTATCTTTTTCGTTTTGTATGTCACCATCTTCATTCATAATAATATACTTCTCAGAATCCCAGTATTCCCATTGCAACCCTTCATTATCTGATAAATCTGCTGTTTTATTTAGCAAGGGGTAGATAATTGCTGTTGGTTTGAAAGGATTTTCATCAAAATACGCTTCAAAGTAGTAAATTGGTCTATAATCAAAAACACCATCATTCCAATATACTCTATTGGCAATAGTACCAAGCAATCTAGTCATTCTTTCAGAATGTTTCATTCTAACATCTTTTGTTGGTGTTAATTCTGAATATTTATCACTTTCAACATTTCTTTTAGCACCTAATGTGTAGATACCACTTACTTTATTGATAAATTTTCTTGTAAAGTTTTGTAGAGCTGGTGGTATTTCACTAAAAGCATCTCCTTGAAAGTAAGGTCTTATATACTCTTCAGTAGAAGTGCCAGAATAATAATCAAGATATTTTCTAATTTCTTTTCTTCTATATTGTGATTTTAATAACTTAGCCTCGCTTAGTCTGTCTTTAATTACTTTGTCTATCATCTTTGTATCCTTTTCATTTCTCTATTTCTCATTGGAAATCTATTAATTATAAAATATCTAAAAGCATCGTTTCCATGGTCGTGATAACCATCTTTGATTGGCTCTTCTTTAATTGGTTTGCCATCTTCTGATTCTGGGTATCTATATTCCTCAAAATCTTCTATGACCTCTTTGCAATTTTTATGAACATGAACTCTTCTTACACCATCGGCACTTTCGAAGAATCCCCTAGTGTAAGAAACACTATTAACAATATTTCTACTCATTCTATCTTTTGTAGATAAGACTTTAATTCCACTTCTTCTAAATATCTCCATATCTCCAGCACCACTCTGCCCCTGAACATTAGCACCAGCAGGGTCACCATAATATGACATTATTGGGTATCCCTTAACCTTAATCATCTTAATTAGGTCTTCTGTTTTAATATTGTTCTTGTGTAATATGCAGTCAAATACTCTTATATGCTCAAATTCTCCATCAAACTGAGTTTGTATAAAAAGAACTGCTGGTTGTCTATATCCAAAATCTATTGTGCAGAATGTAGGCAAATTAGGGTCGTATGGGAAATCTCCTACATCTTTATCTCTATGGAAATCCCAAACCTTACCTTCAAATACAGAAAACTCTGCACCAAACTCTTGTCCAAAAAGTTCTTTAGACATATTTCTTTTTCTTTCTACAATAGCTGGGTCATCTTTTCCTAATGGAAATTCATGTTGATTTTTCCAAGATGGAGATGTGTAACTATTCCACTCTTCATCCTGTTTCCCTAATTTATACAAATCATATATCCAATTTCTACCCTCTGGAGTAGTAATAAAAATAACCTTACCTTTTCTACCAGCTACAGTTGGTGATAAATACATATCCCAAATTTTCTTATTCATCTTGGCAACCTCATCAATTACAAGTAGGTCAAGTCCTTCCCCCACCAATGAATCCGCATTATCCGCTGACATCCCTTCAACAGTAGTTCCCCACTTAAAGCGAATGTACATATCTTTTTCAGATGCTTTATCTATGTCTTCTCCATGACCAATAACCATTCGTTGCCATATTTCTCTAAATATTAATCTAGCTTTTTTATATGACATCCCTACAACCCAAATTCTTTTATTAGGTTGAGATGCTACATAAGTAGCTTCCATAGCACTAGCCCAAGTCTTTCCAAATCGTCTGCCACATACAATTACATGAAATCTGGCATCTTTTTTTTCTGGGTAATGTAGGGCTAATTGCCCACTATGTGGTTTGTAGTCAAGATACTTAAACCACTTTCTCTTAAATTCGTAATTTTTTTCTTGCATTAGAATAGTGTTTTAAGTTAGTTTATGATATACATATTATGCAAGGGAATTTTGCATAAATTAACCAACTCACTTAAGAGGTAAAAATGTCAGAAGAAAAGACCATCGAGCCAGATGTAAAACAGGAAGCCGACACTCAAGTCGAAAACAATGTACAGGATGCTATTCCTCGTTCAAGACTAAATGAAGTAATCTCACAAAAGAAAGAACTTGAAACAAAGTTAAATGAGATGAAAACAATGGTAGAGGAAAAGCAAAGGGCAGAACTTGAAGAACAAGGTAAATTATCTGAACTAAATTCAGTATTAGCAAAAGAGAATGAAGAATTGAAAGTAATTAAAACTCAATTTGAATCTCAAGATACTAGATTAAGAAATGATGCTTTGTCAAGACTGCCTGAAGATAAAAGAGAGAAATTCTCTAGTTTACCTACAGATTCTCTTTTAGATGTTGTTGAAGAGTTATCATCTGTTAAAAGCAATCCACAAAATAATGTTGGAACTGTTTCTAGGAAAGATGTTGATTTTAAAAGTATATCTAAAGAAGAGCGTAGAGATAACTGGAGTTCTATTCTCAATAATTTTAAAAGATAACTTAAGGAGTAAACAAAATGGCTTTTACAGACCCATTTGACGTAAATGTTCACTCAGGAGGTACTGGAGCAGTAACACCAAATATTGCTGACCAGTTTATCCCTGAAGTTTGGGGGCAAGCTATATTAGAGGCTTTCCAACAAAAAATAATGATGAAAAATGTCGGAATTGATTTGTCACCAGAAATTGCAAATCAAGGCGATAAGATTCATCTACCACATATTGGTGTTCCAGCACTTAGTGCTTTTACACAAGGTGGTGAGATATCTGCTGATGTAACAAGTGCTGGCAGTATGACAAGTGATGAGACATCTTTAACTGTTTCTGAGTATAATGTAGGTTCTGCTTACATTCCAGACATTGTTAAGGTTCAGTCTAACTATGACTTGATGGAAATCTATGCAAAGCAGTTAGCATATTCTTGTGCTAGAGGTTTTGATAATTTCCTACACTATCAGGTAGCTAATAACATCCAAGGTTTGCTTTCAAGCAATACTGGTGCTGTTGGTGCAGATGCTAATACTTCAATGCACGTTGTAACTACTGGTTCAGTTCTTTCTCAAGCTAACTTAACTTCATTAATGGGGTTAATTCTTGGTGAAACTGGCGATACAGAAGGTTGGAACTTGGTACTGTCTCCAGATATGTATGCAAGTTTAAACTCTCTTACTAGCTATTCTCAAGGTACTCAAGCAACATTAGGTGCTGAGTTTGGAAGAACTGGTAATGCTGGTGCTATTCTTGGTATGCCTGTTTGGATTGCTCAGTCTCCTTACATGGGTTCTGCTTCTGGTGGAGCTTCTGTAAGTGCTGATGCTACTAAAGGTATTAAAGCTCTTGCTGACCTTGATGATAACGATGCTACTAGTGAAGATATTGTTTATGGATACGCAATTCATGAATCTGCTCTTTACTACGCTTTCTCTAAGGAAGCTAAGATGCAGGCTTCTTACAGACACTCTTACCTATCTACACTCGTAACTTGCGAGTCTGTATATGGTGGTGCTGTTAGAAATGCAGATGCTGATGGTGAAAGACGAATCTTCTCATTAGTAGATTATAAGGCTTCTTAATAGCTAAATAATCAATCAATCTTGGGGGGAGTTTATTCTCCCCTCAAGCAACCAAGATACCCATGAGACAGCCAAGCTCGGTAAGGTATTATAACTCAGGAGAAAAAATATGGCAGACTTACGCAAATACTCAGTAAATGAATCAAATAACATAGGACTAGGACAAGCTGGTTGTTTATTCGAAGATGGCACAACTGCTATCTCAGGCAAGAAAATAGTTGCCATTCAATTCATTGCTGACTCAACATTTACAACATTAACCCCTGAAAGTGCATCGTATGTAGGCACAGCAGGTGGTAACGGAGATGCAATAGACTCATCTAATTCATTTCCTGCTGGAGTAGTAATTTTTGGTAGATGGACTGCTTTTACATTAGCAAGTGGTTCAGTTATAGCATACTTAGGGTAAGTCTATGCTAGGATTAGGCAACATCCTTACAAAAGGTGGGGCATTACTAGGCTTTCCTAACAAATACTCATTCAATTTCGATGGTTCTAATGATTATTTAGATACTAATTACTCTGAAAATCTTACCAACATATCTGTATCTATGTGGTTTAATAAAGATGCTTTAGGTGTATTTAAAAGATTATTTGATGATAGTAATACAAGTTACGCATCCAATCTTCAAATAAGTATAACTTCTGGCAATATTATTAGAGTGAGGTCTGGCAATGGTAGTAGTTCTGAAACAGATATTGATACTACTTTTACAATATCAGCAAGTACTTGGCATCACTTAGTAGTTACACGAGAAAATTTAGCAGTAAAAATTTATGTTGATGGTGATTTAAAAAAGTCTGGAAATGTGTCAGCTTTTTCAGCACCATTAGTGTCTTGGAGAATAGGAAGTCATGGTTCGGGTAGTTCTGGTTTTTTTGATGGACTCATTGACGAAGTAGCACTTTGGGATACTGCTTTAAGTGCCGATGATGTTTCAAAGATTTGTTCTAAGCCTGTAGATTTTTCCAAAGCATCAACTTACGCTACAGACAGAACTGCCAACCTTAAACTATGGCTCAGAGCAGGGGATAAGGTACTACCAGAAAGTGATGCCTCAATCGCCAGAAGTGATTTTTATACTGATTTTGATGGTACGGATGA